ATTTCTCAAGCCGAGCACGACGCGGCCGTGGAAAAGGCGCGAGGCGAAGGCCATGCCGCCGGCTCCGCAGAGGCCACGACCCGTCTGGGTGACGTCATAGGGGCCGAGGGCATCAAGGGTGACGGGGGTCGGATGGCGGCGGCGCTCGACCTCGCGGTCAAGTCGCCCGCCATGGCCGCCGCCGATGTCACGGCTTACGTCGTCGCCAATGTTGCCGCCAATGCGGGTGCGTCCGGGCAGGATCCTGCGACCTATGAGGCCGAACGGCTCAATGCCGCCGGTCTTGCCACGCCGCAGGAACGCCCTGGCGCCAAGAAGGCCACCATCAACCGGAGCGAGATCTATTCGGCTCGCGCCAAGCAGTCGAAGGGCTAGACCATGGACATCAAACACGAAGGTCCCCGCAATCTGGGTTTCGTTCTCTCGGAATCCAATCGCACGCGGTCGTATGAAACCGTCACCATCGCCGCCGGTTCGGGCAAACTCAAGCCCGGCACGGTGCTTGGAATGGTGACCGCCGATGAGACCTACACGATTTCGGCCAATGCCGAAGTGGTGGGGTCGGAAGGTGCGGAAACCGCCAAGGCGATCCTCGCCTATGGCGTGGATGCCACCGATGACGACGTTGAAGCGCTGGTTATGGCCCGCGATGGGGAAGTCAAGAAGCTCATGCTCGTTTTCGACAACAGCGTCGATGACGACACCAAGATCGCGGCCAAGCATACCCATCTCGCTGCGGTCGGCATAATCGTCCGGTAACGCCGGTCCATCTCACTTTCACTCACATCTGGAGAACGTCGATGCCTGGAGCCGACATCTGGGATGGCGATGGCTTTACCATTGAAAGCCTCACCGCCGCCATTAACAAGGAAAGCTATCGCCCCGGTCAGGTCAGTGCGACCGGGATTTTCGAGGAGGACGGCGTCACCACCACGCGTGTCTCGATCGAGGAACGCGATGGCAAAATCTCGCTGGTCGAGCCGACACTGCGCGGCGGGGCCGGCGAAACCACCGACGATGATGATCGTCGCAAGATCCCGTTTGATATTGAACACTATCAGCGCGACGATTTCATCAAGGCCGACGAGGTGCAGAACGTACGCGAGTTCGGTACCGAGGATCAGCTCGAAACCCTGCAGAGCCGTGTCGAGCGCAAGGCGCAACGGCATGCGCGTGATCTGACCATGACGCTCGAGCATCAGCGTGTCGGTGCTATCAAGGGCGTCGTGACGTCCAAATCGGGCAAGGTCCTGCACAATCTGTTCAGCCGGTTCGAAATCGCTGTGCCGGCCGCAGTCTCACTCGAGCTGGACGTCGAGTCCACTGTCGTCACCAAGTTGTTTCAGGATGTAACCTACAGCATCGAGGACGATCTCGACGAGCCTTACGACGGGCTGCACGTCTTCACAGGTCGTGGATTTCATCAGTCCCTGTGGCAGCACAAATCGGTGCGCGATACCTTCCTCTATCATGGCGGCGCCGCCGTCCTGCGGCAGGACGTCCCCGATGTTTTCACGTTCGGTGGGGCGACCTGGGAGCGGTACCGCACGGGGGCAAAAGCGACCGCCGATCTTGGTTCGCCCTACATCGCGGAAAACGAGGCGCGCGTGGTGCCCAAGGGTGTTCCCGAGCTGTTCATCACCCGCTTTGCTCCGGCGGACTACGAGGAAACGGTGAACACCGAGGGCCTGCCGTTCTATGCCAAGCAGTATTCGAGCCAGAACGGGAAGGGGCGGCATCTTGAAGTCCAGATGAACGCCATTTCCATCTGCACGCGGCCGAAGGCCCTGCGGCGCCTGACGCTGACCTGATCGCGGACACCCGCACCGATTTCTCGAAGGCCCGGTCCAGTACCGGGCCTTTCGTTTGAGGCGATGGCATGTATGCCGTGCGACCACCTCAACCGAAAGGAACCAAACCAATGTCGAAGCCCAAGACAAAAAAAATCGCCTTTGCAGGCGGCGGTATCATTCCCAAGAGCATTTCGCTCACCGGCAAGGATCAGGTCGTTGCCGCCCACGCGCCAGTGGCTGTTCCGGTCGAGTATGCCGATCACCTGATCCATGAACGGGTCGCTTATGATCCTGATGGCAATGACGCGCCGAGCAAGCCGGCAAAGACCAATCAGTCTGCCGACAAGGCTGATGACATCGTCGCGGCAGCACAAGATAAGGCCAACGGCCTGATCGACGCGGCCGAAACGAGGGCCAAGGAGATCACCGAAGCCGCAGAGACCAAGGCGAGCGACACGGTCACAGCGGCCGAAGCCAGGGCCAAGGAAGTTACTGCCGACGCCGAGGCAAAAGCGGCCGAGATGCTCAATGTCGCCGAAGTCCAAGCGGCCGATATCGTCAACGCCGCTGAAGAGAAGGCCGAGAACGCCGGACAGAAGGACAGCTAAGCCGTGTCTGCCCGCTATCACACCCTGCGCGACCGCACAGTCGCCGCTGTCGATCGGGTGTTTGCCGAACCGATCCGGATCATCTGGAAGGACGATCGCGTGCCGGTGGACATCGAGGCCGTCTTGCGTACGGCCGCGCAGGTGGCGCAGTCCATGGCAGGAGGGCGCGGGCAGGCCTGGAACGTTGAAATCTCGGGCGCATCGGGCCTGCTGTATATCGACCGGGCTCGTTATCCGGAAATTCTTCCGAGCCGAGGGGATGAAATCAAGGCGCTGGCGCGCGGCGATGCCTATTTCGAAGTGTTGCGCACCGATACACGCAATCCGACGCGCCTGATCTGCCATCTTGCGGAAAGCGGGCGGGCCGGATCATGAGCCTTGTTCGCCTTGCCGCAAGGATCTCTGCAGTGCACGCGCTGGAAGGGTGCCTGTTCGAAGGCACCGAGGTGCTCGACAGCGAAATCGGCGCCATCGGTCTCGGCCCCGACGGATCGCTGGTCGCGGATTCGGAGAGCCGCTTTGTTGCGGTTTACACCAATGACGGTCAGGCCCTGATCGGCGAATACGAACCTCGAGCCCTCCATACCGGCGGCACCTGCGAGATCACCTTCGAAATGGGGATAACCGCCGCGATGTTGGTGCGCGATCCCGAGACGGAAAAGCAGCAGGTGATGGCCGGAGTGCCCGGCACCGACGCGGCATTTGAATTCTACCTCGACATGGTCGGCCGTCAGATCATGGACGCTCTTTCCGACCCTGCGAACGAATGGGCCGACGTTTGGCGGGCGTTGTGTCCGGTCGTCGTCAAGATCGAAAGGGTTCGAACCGACGATGCGCAAATGGTGCGGTTGGCAGGGCATCAGATCAAGTTGACCTGTCAGATTGTCGACGATCCAGTGCGTGGCATTGACCTCGAAGAGGGCGGAGCCTTCTGGCGGTTTCTCTTGGCGCTGGACGCGGTCGGCTCGGCCGAGACAGTAGCCCAGGCAAATCTGATCCGGGGCGCCCTGGGCGCGGCTCCCGTTGCCCGGTCGGTCGCGCGCGACAGAACGCTGGGCCTGACCGAGGCAGAAGCGGCAGCGCTTGGCGGCAATGATGTGTTCGATGACGCCGGTGCACCGGTCGAAACCGAAACGCTCGTTGTGGAGGTCGATGGCCTGGGTACGACAGAGGAGCAGTGATGCTGACCGATCTGCTGGCCATGAAGATTGATATTGAGCGCCTCAAACAGGCCTTTGGGGCTTCGCTCAAGGTGGGGCCAGTGGCCGCCGTCGATGCGCAGCGGGGGTATAGGATCAAGCTGGGTGAGGGGCCAGGTGGGCCTTTCCTTTCGCCCTGGTATCCACACCCGGAATCGGGTGGAGACAATTCGAGCTGGATGCCGCTTTCGGTCGGGCAGATCGTGGGTATCGTCAATCCGAACGGCGACCCCCGGCAAGGCTTCCTGATCCGTGGGGGATTTTCCGATCAGCACCCGCCAATCGCCGACGATAGCCAGACAGTGCGGTTTGCGTTCGGGCCCCTGACCATTACCGCCGTCGACGGCGGACTGACGGTGGACGCTTCGGCACCCGTGACGGTGAACGCGCCAAACGTGAACCTTGGCGGCTCCGGCGGCAAGCCGGTGGCGCGGGTCGGCGACATGGTTGAGGTGGGCGCAGGATCGTCCGCCGGACAATGGCCAATCGTATCCGGCAGTCCAGTGGTGACGGCGCAATAGATCGAGGACAGGACATGGACAAGAGGGATTACAGCGTCGCGGCGCATGTGAACCGGATCAACGGCCAGATCGTATCGCGCACCAGGCGCGTCAGCCTTTCCGATTCCGAGGCCCTTTATGAACGGGCGCTTGGTCGCGTCCAGCCCGTCGGGATGCCGAAGCGCAACCGCCGTCGCAAGGCGCCGACGAAATGAGCGGGATCGATCGTCGGAGAGGCACCATAATCGACAATTTTGCCTCCGCCTGTCAGTCGGTTGAAATCATTTTTGCTACGCCGATTGGCGAACGCGTCATGCGGCGTCAGTTTGGCGGCGGCATCGTTGAGCTGCTGGGACGGCTCATGCGCCCCGACCTTTTTCCGGTGGTGATGATCCTGATCGCGGCGGCCATCGATGTCTGGGAGCCGCGCTTTCGCGTCCGATCGGTTCGGTTTACCGGCTCGGTGGACGCCGTCCGAGCCGGACAGGCGGGAATCGCCATCGAAGTTGACTGGCGGCCCGACGCCCATCGCGGCGATTTCACCATCGAGGGAACGCGGGCCATGATCTTGCGATATTCAGGCCGTCATTGGGTGACGACATGACATTGCCGTCCGAACTGGCGGGCCTGCCGGCACCGTCGATCGTCGAGGAAATCGGCTATGAAACGCGGCTGGGGATCCTGCGCGATCGCCTGGTAG